GAGTATAAGTTTTAGGTGCATCTGTTGTTTTATCGACCCCGTCGATAGTTGTATCATCTGACATTATGGACCCCGTCCGTTATGTGTTAAGTTCTAGTTGATTATATGCTGTGTTTAGTTGTCAAGCAAGTATTAGCAAAAAACCCTCATATAGAGGGTTAATATTTGGCATAACTGGAAGGATTTGAACCCTCATCGCAAGGTTTTGGAGACCCGCATCTTACCATTAGAACACAGTCATATATTTGGAGCGTAATATCGGATTCGAACCGATGACCACTAACTTGGAAGGATAGCACTCTACCATCTGAGCTAATTACGCGAATTTGGTGAAAATGGATTGGAATCGAACCAATCGATGCACAAGTGAAGGCTAAATATCAGCCCAACCCGCCGCTAAACCTCCGCGTTCATAATCATTTGGCTTACATCATTAAAACTATTTTTGACGACACATCTTATCCACAAAAAAACAATGATCATTAATTTGTTTCAGTCAGTTATTTGTGCCTGTGATTATCACCAACAGCCTGCGCAAGCCTTGATGTTTTTCAAGCAGAAACACCTTCCGATGTGGCGACAAAAATAATTCTAATGTTGCATCGCATACACTTCACAGCGTTTACTTTGCGCGCTAGTCATAGCCTCGTAGCTGGCAGATATTATCACCATCCTTATTATCGAATGAAATAATAGTAATGTGATAGCAAGTGCTGATCTCTTGCTTAGTGGCAATAGGCGTGTACCGACGCCTCGTTTTACAGACCCGCTCCAGCGTCAATTCGCGACCTTGGATAATCTGTCTACTGTATAAAAGTAGGGTCTCCCCAGCGGCAACCTGCGGATCTCTCGCTCACCTGATTAACTTATCAGCCTAAGTACTTATCACATTGTTAAAGGTGTCTGCCGTTGATAATCGCATCTCGCTAACCAATATTCGCGTTGGATACAAACACCTTAACAATATAATAAAACCGCATGTGCGGTAACTCGTAAGCATGGTCTTTCCCATCGTCAAGATTTTAAATAACCCATATACAACAGAGTTATTCGAGAGCACTAACACTACGCAGTTAGCATCGTTTGATTATAATGTATCAATATTAATTTAATGTCAACGCTTACCAAGGTATATTTTAACTTTATTATCTTCATTAGCCATTTCATCTAGCGTTAACGGTCTGCCTAGGTCATCGACTGAAAGCCTTCTGAACTCCTCAGTCGACAATCCAGCGTTACGGAATATCTGGCCTTTAGTCTTGCCGAGTCGCATATCTTGGAATGATGCAGGTTGATCCGCTAACCATCCATAATATGTTTTATCTGCTGAAACCACCTTACCACCATCAGCCCCTTTACTTGCTCGTGTCGCACCTTGGTCGAATATATCGAACTCAGGTGATAGTGCTGGTGCAGTAGTAGTACGGCAGAATCGATGGAATGGCGGCATAGGCTGATAGTTATCGGTTAATTTATAAACCTTACCTGTAGGCCATGCAGAGCACAAATCAGACGTTCTACCGTCAAGCGTTACTACTAATTCATAGCCGATAATAATATCGTCATTCTCTGCATACGTTTCAAATCTAGCAGCGTTTGCCATGTGCATTATCGCATCATGAGCTACACCTTTGGCTTCACGCTTCGATATGTCAGACAGTCCACCGGCTCCAACTACATTGCGGATAATCTGACTAGTTGATAGTCCTTGAGTAAACCCAAGCTTAACACCCATTACCAGCCGACTTACTTCATTCACTCCCCACGTATCTAGTAAGGTAGTCAACTCTACAGCTTTAGTCGCGCCAATACTCACTGGCTGAAATTGTGCAGCAGCCCATACTTGGTTAACTGTAGGCTGTGTTAATTCTGCATCAATCCAACCTCCAATGGTTGAAGCTTGATAATTAGCCTCGTATTTAGCAAAGTCTTTTAATTGAGCCTCAAGCTCTTTACGCCACTTGCCAGAGGGTTTATTCAACTGACTAGCAAGTGTATTGATTAGCGTAGTTAATCGCTTAGCGGTTCGTTTATCGCTATCGAATCCAGCAACAGACTTGCGGATGATTTGCTTCATCTCGTCAAGATATGGATTAACAGTTTTGCCAGCGTTAGCAGCTAGTTTAAGCGTATTAATGTGGTGAGCTAGTAACTCGTCATTTAGTGCCACAATTTAATCCTTACGTGGTCGCCAAGCTCTACCGGCCATGATAATGATAATTTTATTACGATACTCCACGGAATGCTATTGTCGCCACCATAAACCAATCCTGCGGTGAAGCAATATCCAATATACCAAACAGTAATACTAATCATTTTGCACCCCAAAACATAAACCATACCACGAAACAGGTTACCAGTATCATTGATATCATAGCGTAGAATACCGGATTAACCTCAAGCTTTAGTGCATGCAGATTAAACCGCTGGCCAAGCAGTACCGATGGTATCCATTCACCCGCATAGATAAACTGATTATTGCATTCATCAATTTTAACATACTTTAGCTCACCACTGATGGATGCGAAGTGTGTCGCGCCTATTGGGGCGTCTTTTCTAATTCTGTGTGTCATTTTATTGCCTTTATTTTGATCTATTTGCTATTAACGCTCTATCGCTAAAGTCACGGTAAAGCTGCTTGCCGCACTTCCAGCACTTACTGTTATGCTTGCTAGCCTTGCGCCCTGAGTCGTAGCCGCACTTGCATGGTTGATACCATATATCGAAATCACGCAATCTAACCATTATTTTGCTACCTTATTCTTTTTAGGCTTACCATTCGGATAAATCTCATAAATATGCACATGCTCTACTGATTTAGTCTTGCTACCAAATGGCGCTAGGTAAAACATTAACTGTGGTTTGTTGTTGCTACCTATCGGATCGCCTTTATCGTCTAAGAATGCGATTCTGCCACCAATGATAGGCATGATTATAGCTGCACTAGCTTCTAGCTCAACATACCACTTAGTTGATGGATCATTGTTTAGGATACCTGCTACCGCATAGCCTGCTTCGCTCCACTTAATAGCCTGCTTAACGAATGGTAGCGGGTTGCTATAAGGCGGGTTAATCCAGCAAAGATCGCCAACATTAACGTTAAACTCCTCGCCACAATAAGCCATCCAGCTATCATCAAGAAAGTCGCAGTCCTCATCTAGGTATTCATTACATACATGGCATTCATCACTAGCGCATAGATCAATCCGTATCTCACCAAATCGATTTTCAATGTAATCGATTACTTCTGGTGGTGTCGCCCATAGGTCGTTACTCATCACTCACCAACCTTAGGCGCTTTAAATCCTGCGTCGAACATAGAGTTTAGTAATTGTTCGTGATCGTATTTGGTGTCAGTAAATACGGGGCAAGTATTAAATGCAGCATCAACAAACAATTCACGCTCTGACTTTTGTTTGGCTCGGTAAATAGTGTTTAAGCTCCAAATAGACCACGAATCAGTGTCATAAAAAACATCTATTTCACTGCCACCATGTTGACTATTCTGTAGCTGGCCACCATTACAGTGGTGATTAAACAGTAACCCGCGCTGCTCATCTGATAGCTCGCTTAGTGGCTTATCGTTGCTGTAGATAGACCAATTATCAATTTTCACCACATCCTGTAGCGGTCTACCCTTACAAAACCCAGACCATAAGCCCATACAAGCGTCATCTGGATAGCAGTAATCGTAATGGTCTCCGCATATTCTGTACCAGCAGCGCCTTCCTGAGAACTCGTTTATAGCGTAATGCGTCGCACCTTCTGGCTTATTCGTTAAATCAATCATCTGTCCGCCCTCTTTATTAATGTGAATCAACAATAACACAATATTAAGTTTGTGCAATATTTATTTACAGTAGGTAATAAAAAACCCTCACTAGGAGGGCTTTAAGGTTTGGGCGAATATGATTTATGACTTAAGCTGTGAAGCCTTAATTTGCTCATTTATCATCCGCTGCTCATGTAGCTCTTCGCGCAGCAAGTACCCTTCAAGCATCCATATCTTATTAACCGCATTGCTTCTTGATATCTTTCTACCAAGCTCTGCGTTAAAGTTCTCTGGGCTGGCGCAAGCAGACTCCCCGTGAACAGTAAACCCATTCTTGAGTGTTAAAAGACACGATGTAAACGTGCTACCGATAAAAACATGAAACTGCTCTTTAGTGATTAGCGACTCAATTAAATCAATTGTGACTCGTGGCGCGGTAAGGTTTTTGTCTTGAACTTCTTTATCTATATCGTGGTTATTCATATTATCACCGTTCATATTAGCCGATATTGGCTGTATTAATATTACCATAATACAGCCAATAATCAATTACACGTTGCTATCTGGTGCTGGCGGTATCTCACCGTTAACATTAGCGTTAAGTTTTGGTGCCGGCGCTGGTGGCTGATTAATTATCTCTAACTCAATATCTTCATCCGTCCAATTGGTAACGCCTGCCGCCCTTAGTGCTGCATAGTATGATCGAGCAGGTAGTAAGCCAGCATTGATATCAACCATCCACGCTGTACGGTCTTGCGCTGTCATCTGAGCCATGAAAAACTCCATATTCAACTCGAATACAGTGTTTTCATCCTTAATGCCTAGCATCTCACCACACCAGATAATATTCTGCTTATACGCCATGGATACGTTAATCGCAATTGTAGCCATTACCGAAGTGTCAGCACCTCTTTGTAGTCGTGCGGCTTCTGCTGTCATCTGAACTGAAGGCATTAGCATCTGAGCGCCAGCTTTAACAGCTTGGTCCTCTTTCATTGCCATTAATTCTTTAGACAGATTACTAGGTGATGCCTGTAGCAATTCAGAGCCACCGCCAGCACCTAAGTTATGGCCTTTGCGTGAACCCAATCGAATGCCGTCTTTGTTAGCTTCTGCAAACTGGTTGCTATTCATGTTTTCACCAGGATACAGCATCAGAGTTGGCTGAGAGCAAATGAACGCGCTTTCTTCTACATCGGCACTATTACGGAAGTGGCCTAAGTTGATCTCAGTCAGCGTGAATAATGGTGGTTCATCAATAGTGTCATCGTTATTGTCTGCGCCAATGAACGAAAATGGAATATAGCCGATCGACTTACCGCCAATCTCAGGCTTAATCAATTCGGTTTCGCCAACCTGCGAGCTGCTATCGTCGAATTTAAATAATCGTTGCTGATATTTACCATCGACCACTTCCAGCACACGATACTGTTCACCGACAAGATACTCGAACTCATTTAGCGCGTTCTGGTATTCGTATGATTCACGCAACACAACTTGAGTTAACACCTCAGTACTGCCTATGCGATCCTTACGCCAGTTAATAATATTCTCCGCTGTATAGAGTAGGATGCGCGGATTTAATAGTCCTGCATTCTGCTGGGCGCGATTAGCTGCTGCGGTTTCAGGTGAGTCAGTTAGCAATCCTGCGCGACCAAGTGAATCAACTTCCTTTAGCGCATCTTTACTTTGCTGAATTAACCCAATACCAGCACCATTGGTATTCTTAACTAAATACTCAAGTTTTGGATCTAGAAATATTTCGGGAGGCTTTCTATCTACAGCCCCGACCATGCCTTTTAATGTACGGTCAACGAAATTATAAAACACCGCGCCATCTTGATAGTCAAGCTGTCGTTTTGCTGCATAATTTGAGTCTGACTCGCTAGATCCAACATCACGAAGATACTTTTTTACTTCTGCTGATAATACATCGCGGATCTTCTTCCACTTCGGAGCCATTCGCGCATAATCACGGTGTGGCGTTCTTACACCTAAGTTACTTGTTGTCATTTATTTGGCCTCCAGTGATGGCTTCTCGCCCCATCCGCAAATGAATTGACCTTTATGCACAATCCAGAATGATGCAGCCACAATAAAATTACCACCCATAAATACTTTCTTATTTATACGATGACCGGACTCAACATGCTCAGATTCAACTCCGTCAACGTAAGCCTTAACCTCGTGATGGTCTACGCGCAATGACGCAAGGTATTCGACGTTGTATGCAGTTACGTCATCATTCTTTATAAGCTCCAAAACTGCATTTTGAATACTTTCCGGTAACTCATCATAGCAATCAGCGACTACATCAAGAAAATCTTTTAGCTGAGGTAATCCTGTTAACTTTATCTCTGTCATTAATTTAGCCATTTTAATTGTGTCCTGTTAGTGTTACCACATTTTAACGTTAATATGTGCGATTGGTTTTAGTACCGGCATTTCATACACGACCGGGTAAGTTGTTGCGTCATTCTGGTGGTCGGTACCGCCGCTTTTATCTGGCTCACCATTCTTATCATAAGCCTGCTGCTCTAAACCTCTTGCTGTGTTAGGGCATGCTGAGTCATTGATCCAAATCTTACCGCATTCTAGTGCTTTATTCATTGATAAAACACGGTCCTTAACTGCTGGATTACTTGCGTTAACCCTAACGTCAAAGCCCGCTTGCTCCATTAGCGCTATATCAGATGTACTGGCGTTGTTTGATTTACGGTTCTTACCGCTTGCATCTGGATACATTATTATCCTGTGGCCTTTATTTTTCCATCTACCTTCAATGACTCGAATAACATCAGGCGTGTCGAATAGGTCGCACAACTCGGCTACCGCATGCCAGCCATTTGAGCGCTTCACATAAACAGTTGAGGCCATCTTACCAACGTTAAAATCTTGACCTATCAGTAATGGCTCTCCATCAATAATCTTCTCAGTGCTTCTGCATCGCTCACGGTTGTAATTATGATAAACCGTGCCGCTTGTTAAGTTGACAAACTCACCGTCAACGTAAGCGTCTACAAGCTGGCTAGGGTACGTGTCATATAATGACTGAATGTAGTCATCTGGTAAATTCTTTGCATTCTCTCGCGTACTTGCTTGCGTTAACGAATAATGCCTTGCTAGCGCTGGATTATCTTGAGCCTGAACGACAAACAAATCATGTACAAAGTTAAACCCTTCTGGCGTTGTCGTAAAGTCTACCGTGTTAACTGGATAGTCAGGTCGCTTTGATGACATACGAGCAATTATTTTCTTCCATGCTGCGTCTGCTTTGTCGCGCTTCATTGTGTCTATTTCATCTATCTGAGCGTGACTAATGTCAAAACCTACAATCCTGTGCGCATGTTCCATAGCTCGACACTTAACCATAGAATACTCTACACCATCAACAAACAGCCTTACCTCTTTGCGGCTTACGTTGATATCGACTGTTAGCGATACACCCCATTCAAGGCTTAGCATCTCGCCTACTTCTGTTATAGTTGAATAGAAGATATCTTGAATCATTGGATAGGTCGGAGCAAAGTAGCCTAATTTAATACCTGGATACTGAGCCGCAAGCATCCACAACCTAACGCAGCCAACAAATGTTTTACCAGAACGATAACCACCAACGAATGCGTTGAACTTTCTGTTAGCTGATAAGAATCGACCTTGAGGCTTATTCAGGACTAGATGCATCTTCAACCCTTAATACAACGTTGAATGATTTTCTATCCGATGGCTTTTCAATATCTGGCAATGTGCCGAATGCGTTAATGCGAACATGTTTACCGATTGTCTCTAGAGCTTTATTGGCTCCACTGGCATTAAATTGATATGCAGCAGCTAAATCACCGGCTTCTGTTTTGCACATAACAGGATCGCCATTCCTATCCGTTACGGCTTCATCTTGCATACACCTATCGAATACACGCTTAGCACTTATCAGTACCCAATCAGCGTTTATATCAACTCTTTTGTTCCTGGCGTCAACTAATTGACTGATAACTGCCTGAATATCTGGTTTCGTCAAGTTTTCGCTTGCTATTTTTGTAGCGGTCTTTTCACTATATCCAGCCCTAATAGCTGCTTGTGTAGCGTTTAAATCAACAATGTATTCTCGACAAAACGCATCTTGCTTGTCTGTTAGTTTTGCCAAAGCACGCCTCCGACGTTTATCACCGCGCCCCGCGCAGCTTTGGTTAATTGTATCAGTGAAGTGCTAGAAAGACAAAAGCCTCAATTAAGAGGCTTTATTGCTGTTTATCTATTCTTTAACATTGACCTTATCACGCAATGAGAGCACCTACCCCTACAACCAACTAAATAGATATGGTTTAAGCATTTCCTGCAAGGGGTTTCAGAATAGTACAGCTCATAACCTTTCTCTAAAGCCTGCAACTTTGATGCGCGCGATGCACAAACCTTTTTAGATAGCAAGTCAAGCTTACGATGTATGGCGGCGTGCTTATTATCATCACCTAAATCTGAAAAGCAAACGGATGGCAAGTCACTCATAAATCCCCCTTAAATAAACTAATTCGCCACTATCGGTATCTTTGCGCAAATCCAGCAGACATTGCCAGAATCATTGCGAGTGTATTCCTAGTTTTAGCTGGTGCTATCCATCTTTGCCGCTGTTGCTCTCTAGTGTTGTCCATTAGCCATCTATCATAATCTAGTTGCTGATTATGATAGAAAGCCATTAGCTTTTTCTGCTGATGATTACCCATAAATAACTCATTAAATAAACTTATCTAACTGTGGCAGCTTGTAGTATTTACCTTTGCTTATCTTACCTTGCTCATTAAATACCGGTTTATTATCTTCAAATTTACTGTAGTTGGAATCGTTAACTTCGCTCAATGCGCTTTCAATGTCCATACCTAGCATATGAGCTACACCTATAGCGGTTACTATCTGGTCGCATAAGGCGTCAAGTAGCGCTAACTTTCTTGGTTCACCCATAGTTTTAATGTTATCAACATAATTAGAGTTAAGGTACTTGTACTCTTGAGATGCTGCGGTAGCTTCATCCATTAACTCTACATCATCGGTTTCATCAGCCATCTCTGCAACTTCTTCATAGTGACAGCCAATCTGTATACATGCCTGTTCAATAGTAGGATCAGGTATCGCAGTCTCAAACCATTTCTTAATATCTTTAATCATCTTTATTCGCCTTATCCTGCAATTCAATTATGTAGTCGATATCACTTTCACGCACAAACTTTGCCATTGGTCTACCATCGATATTAAGCCACCAGCCAGTTTTACTACTGCATCTTGATTTAGTTAGCATAATAACCTTTAACCTTTTTATCTCATCAATTGCGGTATTGCCACGAATGCAGGCCGAATCCCAATACTGAATATAAGCCTGACTATCGTCTCCATGACCACAACAAGCATTCATAACAATTGAATCGTTAAGAGTTCCAAGGCATCCGTCATGCCCTTCCTTTGTCGGCATTAGCCCGCATTTTTCGCAAACCCCAAACTGCCCGCTTCCTACCATATCTGGTGTGTACATGTTCATTTTAAAGCCTTTAGCGCAGACTGGCATAAATTATTATACTGAACAATTTTACCTGTGTAATCCATGTTAACCTTTTCACTTACAGATAGGCTTCCATTCCAATCAATTAAGGTCTCCAAAGCCTCTCGCAGCAGCTTGTTTTGTTCGGTTAGTTTGTCGTGTTGTTCGCGGGCGTTCCACTTCTCAATGTCAACAATTTCATCTAAGTTTATTACTGGAAGCTGAGATCCCTTGCAGTTTTTAGTTTCACATCTCGCATAAGGGTTATTTTTCCTTATATAAGCTTTAATATTATTACCACAAAATGGACACGGCTTTAACTCACTCATCTTCACAACTCCTATAAATCATTATTGAAAAGTCACTAACGCTCAATTGCTCATTAACGTAATTTAATAGCGCTAATCTTAGTATTTTCTTATCTGTATTCGCTGACTTGATTTTACTCAAATCAGCGAGGTTAACTGCTGTCATTATCTCAACTGCTGCGACTTGTTTAAGTTCGCAGTGAGATGGCGGAATGTCAATCATAGCTATCACTCACATGTTCATTAAATTCATAAGGCTTGCGTTGCTTATCTGCTATACACTGCTCAAACTGTTCACGATTGCATACGCGCTGCCATGTATCGTTTAGTTCGCCATCACCCCACCATGACCAATGACCGAAATCACCAACTTGCCTAAATACTAGCCAGTTGTGATTATGTGCTGCAGTAGGCCATTTTACGAAGTGATTAACCGCGTCGATTGTTGTTTTCATGCCGCCCTTCTTGCTAACGTGAATCCATAATACAGCAATATAAATATTGTGCAATAAATATATTGCTGTTTATTGATAATCTAGATTGATTGGTTTACTGCTACGCCACCGAATGAGTCAGTTAGCGCTTCCATTAACTCAATAACTTCATTGGTAATCAGGATAAAATCAGCATCAAGTCTCGTTATTTCGCAATCGTCACCAATATCGTCATTAACCGCCATAAACTCTTCGCTGAATTTAATACGCTTAATTGAGTTATCAGACTGCATTATAAATTCGATTGAATCAGCGAACTTTAACGCCAGCTTATGAACTACTTTACCTTGTAATACATGATCAATTACTTCTTGCTCTGTTAAATCTTGATTCTTGAACCTTGCAACGTCTTTATCATCGCCAACTAACTCAGCTTCGTTAAGTATTTCAAAACAATTACCGGCCTTTGACTCTTTTACCCACAATGTTAGCTGTGCAGCAACTAGGTAGTTAAACTCTAAACACACGATAGGTAATGAGCCCAAAGCCTTTCTAAGCAATGCCAATAACTCTTCTGCTTTAGATGCGCTAGAGCTATCAACCAATACCATATTAAGCTCAGGTAGGATTAAGGCTCGTGTATGCGATTGCTTAGTGAATGCGCGAGGTAATAAAGTTGTGATGATTTCATCCTTTAATGAATCCTTTTCCTTTTTCGTTACCTTGTGACCTTCTGCCAATTCAATAGCGCTTACTTTGCTATCTAATTCAGACTTAATAACCTGGCTTGGTAATATCTTACTTTCCTTGGTAGCGCACACCATAAAGCGACCGTTATATTCATGCACCAGCGATCCGCCTTTATTGCCTAATGCGCTAGTAAATCCAAACTTGCTAACGTCTTGGCTTCCACATGGTGAAAACTCCAAGTAACTAATCGCTAATTCTAAATCAGCTTGAGTAGTGCTGAACGGCTTATTGAATGTGTACGTGATAATATTCTTAATCATTTTAGTTTTCCTTTGGCGGCATTACACCGCCATGTTAATTAGTAGTTGAATGTTGTGTTTGGCACTTTGTTTTTAACTAGAAGCTTTACAGCTACCTCAGCCAAGTCATCAGGAAAGCCAGCAGCGATATAAACCGCTTTCATGTTTCGATGAACCGTTGCAACGTGTTCATGGTTAGCTGCTAGTCTGGCTTTTTCTGCCAAATCGTCATCAATTACTTTCTGCTGGCGATCTATTTCAGCCTGCTTAGTCGCTTCAATATCTGCTAATCGTCTGTTTTCAGCGTCGATAGCGTCTTGCTTATACTTTGCTTCCTGCGCAACTCTAGCCTCTTCAAGTCGTGCAGCTTCGTTAATCGCGTCCTGCTTATCTTGAATCGCTTTTTGTGCTAACTGCTCTGCTAATAACTTTGCATCTGCTACAGCTTGCTCTGCGGCTTCACGCTTCAGGTTTTCTTCGTATGCAATGCGAGCCTGCTCAGCTTTGGCTTTGTCATCAAAATACTTAGCCATTAACAACTCGGCTATTTCATAATCTGAATCTATAGCGGCTTGATCTTCTATTGCTTTCTTTCTGGCGTTTTCAGCATCTAATACTTTTTTACGCTCAGCGTTATATTCTTCAATTAACAAAGTAAACGGCTTATTGGCTTCTTCAAGGCGAAAACGAATTGCTGCGGCCTCTTGCTCAACTTGCGCCTTAAAGTCTTTAGTCTTGTCGATACGAGCGCGGTCTAATCGCTTTAGAATGTCGCCAATGTTAGCCGCTGACTCTTTGACAAACTTACGGCCTTTAGCTTCATTCATATCAACGTATAAACCGGTGTATGTTTTCGCATCTTCTTCGATTGCTAGTAATGCGTGCTCTGTGGTTATATCTGTAAAAATAGTAACTTCGTTCATTATGCTGTCCTTTATTTTATTGATGCCATGCTATGTAAGCCATGGCGATTATTTAGTTAATTACTGGTTATTCCCATCCACCACCAAAACCATCATCACCGTAGTTGATTGGCTGGCCTTGATTTGATGATGACTGCTGCTGACCACCTTGCTGGCGATCATCTTTATCAGTTAACGACCTTAAAATGTTATTGATAGTAATCGCGTCTTTGTTGCCTAACTGCTCAGCAAGCGTTTTACCTGTCTGCGGAATGAATGGGATGCGAATCTCAAACTTATAACCGTCTTGGCCATCATTCTTGGTGTACAAAACCTTTTGAAGAACTAAGCCGATTGATTTATTTTCCAGCTCAGGACAAAAATACTTAGTTGAGCTGTCTGGCTGATTAACACCTTTTGATGATAAGTTAGTTACCTTGGTGCAACCCATAATAGCGTTAAGCATTTTAGCGCCTGACAATTGCGTACCGTCTGCTTTTTCATACCACAAAGATAAGTAGTTAGCCTTTAAACCTTCCGCAGTTTCGAATGTAATTTCGATGCCTTTAGTTTGCTTTGCTGATGAAACATTCCACTCAGCAGATAAGATGCGACCTTGATATGCGCCTGAATCTGCAACATAGTTACTAACACCGGCTGCGACTGCTTCGTTTTGGTTGTAAGCGAACATTGAATTTGACATTGATTAAACTCCGTAATAATTATTGATTGAATTTGAAACATTTAATAAATCGTTATCGATGCGATCACCTTCGAACATTTCTTCAGGTGTTTTCACGCAATCCATACCGCTGTTTTTTGTTGTAAAGTAATGCTGGCCATCTGAACACATGCATCTAAGCACGATACTGAACAGGCCCTCTAAACATACTTGCTGATTAATCATCTTGCCAACTGTCTTAGCAATAACCTTGCCTTGCTCGCTCTCCTCTGTGTGAGTCATAAAATAAACTATTACGTCACTATCACAATTTGCAATAGTAGTAACCAGGTCGACATAGTTTTTCGCAATATCCGTGAACTTTTTAAAGCCTGTTTCATCAGAACGTCTTAGCGACTCGTTAAGCATGATGTATTGAGCGTCATCTATAACGATGTACTTAACACCTTTTTTGTGCGCATTAAGGCATACAGACTTAATCACGGCATAATCATCGGTACGTAACACTGAGCCAGATTTTGTTTTACCGTCGAACTTATCCCACCCAAGCGCCTTAAAAGGTAACGGCTTCTTGATTGGCTGGATCAAAATAACTTCTTTTGGGTTTAGGTTTTTAAGTGAGCGAGTTTTTCCGCTGCCGCTTTCACCTAAAATCATTACTGGAATAGCCATGCTATTACTCCTTTGATGACGCTATCTGCTGTAATGCGTATTCCTTGCCAGCAGCCTTTTCTAATAGTTGATAGATAAATGCGTGCTTCTTCATCCCAACTCTATCTGCTGCATCACTCAACAAATTGCTAACGTTTTTCTCTACGCTTCTAAGGCGGATAGTTCTCCCCTCAGCTGGAACCTTGCGCGGTATAAACTTGTTGTATTTTGGCTCATGCTTCTGGATTAACTCAGCTTCAAGCTTTTTCATCTCGAACCCGTCGCACTGAATATAATCATATGATTCAAATTCCTTATCACTATTAGAGTGAACAGCAATTCGTTTAGATATGTCTTTACTCATACCAATATAAACAACATCACCTGAACTACCCAAAAGCCTATACACACCACTAATTATATTGATACTCATAAAGAACCACCTTTTAAAACTTTCTTAGCTTGTTTTTCTGCTAAGTCCATTATTCTATTTTCTAGATACTTCTGGCGACTCTGAAAAGATTCCTTTGCTGCCAGCTTTATCATCTCATTATGGTTGTCTGGTATATCACACTTGAATGTTGCCACTTTATTTCCTTAATTGCCTTGACTTGGGTTAAGTATAGGGGCTATTATTGAACCCGTCAACACTTAATGAGAAAATAAAATAATGTATCAACTAGACATAGAAATTCACGGAGTCACCAAACCTGGTGAAGTATCAATTGACGAAGATGGCGCACTAGAATTGCTTTATGTATTTATCGGTGATGAAACAATAGACCTGTCAGACCTTCTAAAGTGTCCTGATATCTACAATTCAATCGAGCACGACTATCTTGCTCTAATAGCTAATATGGAGGTTTAAAAATGATTAATTATAATGAAATGAGTGATTTTGAAGTTAATAAATTAGTTGCTATAGAATTATTGGTAGATGGAGGCGAAGCTGGCTGGATTGATTCGCATAGCCAGCTAGTGCCTGAATATTGCAACAACCCCGCTGATATGTGGCCTATTATTGTTGAAAATAATATTGACGTTATTTCACCAACAAGTAATGGCACAGAATACTGGGAAGCTCACAAGTTTTTTGCTGATGTGAAGATATACCCATTAAGTTTCTTGGATAAAAATCCATTACGTGCAGCAGCTATCATATTCATAATTATGCAGGAGGCTAAATGAATATCTACTATTTAGGCTTAATTGGCCTTTGGCTATTTATCTGCTTCTTCGTGACGGTAATCAAGATAGTTTCAATCAACGAACCGACAAATGAACTCGAACAGGACTTAGAAGATTATGAAAACAAGCGCAGCAGATAGTTACTTTTCAAAATGCATTCGCGCAAGTAATGATTATGTTTGCGCTAAATGCGGAACTCAATACGACAAGAGCTCGTCAGGTCTTCACTGTTCGCATAACTTCTCAAGACGTCATCGCACTATTAGATGGTGCAAGGATAACGCACTGCCAATGTGCTACGGGTGTCATCAGTGGTTTGGCGGTAATCCTGCCGATAGCGGATTATGGTTAACTAATCTTATTGGTGAAGGTGTTATTGATATTCTACGCGAAAAGATGCGAGCTAAAATAAAAGTGCCTAAATCAGAGGAAGCTTTAATAGCAAAGCATTACCGTGAGCAGCTTAAGTTAATTGAAGCAAATTCAGAACATATACTGGAGTCTTACCAATGAAATTTAAAATACCTAAACACATGAAGAACTGGAAATGGTGGGTCGTTGTACCACCATTATTATTGCTTGCATTTTTTATTATAACCCCATTTATAGTTGTTGAGTTCATATTTGGATCGATTGCCGATATAGCTGGAAAGATAAACCCAGCTAACAATGCAACCCCAAAGTGGGTAAGCAAATTAACTCTTTGGGCTAGGGGAAAAGATAATGAAAAAACCAATTAAAGTAATACGCGATAACATGAGCGCTAAACAAGCTCAAGAAGCGCAACTATTCGGCATGAAGCATGAGCAGTTATTCCCGCATGTTGAACAGCACACCTGGCAAGGTGCGCTAGGCAATTACAAGGTTAGATGTTTAAAAACAATTACGGTGGTGATGGTATGAGTATTGATAAAGTATTAACAGAGCGTGGTAATCGATATGGTGCATTCAAAGATGGCGCTAACATAATGCAACAACTTAAAACAGTTATGCGCTCCACCGATGGATGGGGGCGCTTAACCGATAGCCAGAAGGAAGCGTTAGAAATGATTCAGCATAAAATAGGCAGAGTGTTGAATGGCGAACCAACATACGTTGACTCGTGGACTGATATCGCAGGCTATAGCCAGCTAATCGTTAGCGAGCTTGAGGGGTAATACTAACATGTTTATAATGTGCTATCGCTGCGGTGAAAATAAGGACAAGGAAAGATTCAAACCAGACCAGCCTTACTGGTCGAGGTGGTGTATTCGATGTCAAGATTCCCCAATAGGAGAATTACCAAGAACAGAGACGAATAACGACAAAGTAAAATAGCAAACAGCCCTCTACGTGAGGGCATTTTTTTGCCTGTTATTTGGTGATACATCATATCTATAGTTGACAATATAAATTATAAGAGTAATATCGTTAACAGTTAATTACATCAACGGAGTTATTTAAATGAACAACAAGCAATTAGAAGTTATGAAGCTTTCTATTAACCCAACAAAAAAGCTATTTATGTTAGCTATGCTTGAACAGCCTAACGCAAACAGAAAGAAGCTGGCAGAGTTTATGAACTGCGACGCAACTCATGTATCAACTGTTTCAAAGAAGCTTGTAGAGGAGGGCTTGATTAGCATTAAGCGTGTTGATGAGTCTGCGGCTATACGCTACGAAGTTTTAGTATAAAAAAGCCTAGCGGCTAACTAGGCAATTTAAGTCACATCTACATAGGAATTATAACATGATTAACCAAAACTTTTTACGTGTATATAGAAACTCAATGGGAACCGTAACAATAGCAACAGGATCCGCAGGTGAATCACCATTTGAAAGTATTCAGATAGAAATGATATCGATAGCAACTGAAGATCTATTGCAAATATCTAGGGCTCTAATAGCTATTGCTGAAGAGGTAGAAGAGGAAGAGGTAGAAGAGGAAGAGGAAAATGCTAATGCATGATTACTTCAAGGTAAAAAGCTGGGAAACATTCCAGCACTATAAAGACAGAAACCCGCCTTGGATTAAACTGCATAATCACTTGCTAGATAACTATGAATTTGAATGCTTGCCAGATGCTAGCAAGGCGCATCTTCTTTGCATATGGATGCTAGCAAGTCGCACACAGAACAACATGCCAATGGATCCAAAGTGGATTAAGCGCAAGATTGGAGCTTCTGAAAACGTTGATTTACAAATATTACTAAAGTACGGTTTTATTGAGTTAAATCAAGAGCTACATACTTCGGAGCAAAGCGCTAGCACGGTGCTTGTGTCAGTAGAGGAGAGTAGAGGAGAGACAGAGACAGAGAAGAGTAAAGAAGATCCTTTGTCAGGCAAGCCAGACGTTAGAATTGTTATTGAGCATTTCAACCTAGTTACCGGTCAGAAATTAAAAGTAGGGACAAAGAGTCATTCAGAAAACATAAGCGCCAGGTTGTCTGATGGATATAATGTTGACGACTTAAAGTTAGTAATCGACTTTAAAAATCAAGAATGGTCTGGTGATCAAAAGTTCGCCCAATACATAAGGCCGTCTACACTATTTCAAACTGGCAAGTTTGGAGGTTACTTAGCGGCAGCAAAAACAGCGCCAAAGGTAAAGACTTCATCACTGCATAACTTGTCTGGAATAAGCTATCAAAGCGAGGATCTATAATGGCTAAAAATTACATCGATAACGAACCAAACTTTCACGCGCTTGCTATTGGAAATATATTCAAAGGTGAGCCAGAAACATTTCAAGGTGATATGCCGAAAGCTAAAGGTACTATATCGTGCAATACCCATGGAGCTGTAGAGCTAGTTTACTTTCCATCCTATGAGCATTTTAGAGACCGGTTTGATGGTAAGCCAGCAACAAGCTACAGGGTCTCACATTACTGCCAAGAGTGCGTTAGGGTTGAGATGATACGATTAGAGGCCGAATACAAACAAGAGGCGCTACGCAAGCGTGAGGAAGCTGAACACAACAGATTCTTGCAGGCTTTAGAAACAAGAGGCGTATCACTTAGAAATTCCGATATTAGACTGAATGATATATCGCCAAAGAATGCAAAGCAGGAAGAGGCGTTAAATGCAATGAAGTCCATGGCAGATGCTATTAAGTCAGGCAAGCGTACCGGTAACCTAATCCTTATAGGCAGCGTCGGAACAGGTAAGACAATGCTCACAAGCGGACTAGTGTGCGATTTGATTGTTGATGGATACAAGCCAGCTATCAGAAGGGTAATAGACATTATTCGCAAGATGAAAAACACTTGGCGCAAGGATTCAGAAATAACAGAGGATCAACTGATAGATAATCTTGTTGCTTTAGACTTGCTAATCATCGATGAAATCGGCGTTCAGTTTGGCTCGGATACTGAGAAAATGTTCATCTTTGATATTATTGATGGCCGGTATAATAAAATGAAACCTACAATCTTAATCTCTAACCTGACGATGGAAGGGATAAAAGAGTGCATAGGCGAGCGATGTGTTGACAGGTTGCGCGAAGATGGTGGCAAGGTGATAGCATTTGATTTTGATAGTCAAAGAGGGCGCAAGTAATGGCAGACGTTAACGGTTTTAAAATGGACGACATAATCGATGTCATTGCAGACAGTCAGGTTAAGGTTGATGTTGAGGAAATGTTCGCGATGATGAAAGGTGTTGCACCAATCGTCGGTCAGAGGCCAAAGATAGATTTGATTAACTTAATAACTGGCGATGGTTGGTAATTGGTCACAAATAAGTGTTGACTATAATAACTTATTTGATATGATTAGTTATCGAAACAAACGGAGTTAAATAATGATTAGAAGCGTCTATTACGAACAAGATGAGATACTAAGATCAATTATGAGTCTGTGCAGTATTGAGCGCTTTGATGCAGATGTTACCTATGGCAACGGTAAGTTTTACAGCAGTATTCAAGAGCCGTTATTTAAGTTTGACATATCGCCACAAGTTGACGGCGTGGTTGAATGCTCAAGCGATAACCTGCCTTTGAATGACAATCAAATAAATAGCTTAGTATTTGACCCTCCATTTTTAACGTATGTCAGAGCAGCCCGGGAAGGCAACGGTAATATGATCATGGCTAAAAGGTTTGGCGGTTACTGGCGCTATGATGAGTTAGAAAAGCATTACCGGGAAACATTAACTGAAGCTAACCGGGTTCTAAGTAAAAAAGGAATAATGGTATTTAAGTGTCAAGACATAATACACAACCATAAAATGCACTGCACACATCTTAATGTCATGAAATGGGCAGATGGATTGTTTAGGCTTAAAGACCTTTTTATCTTGCCTGTTAAATCAAGGATGCCAATACCGCAGCAGGCAGGAACAAAAAAGAAAGTACAAAAACACGCTAGAATTTTTCACAGTTATTTTATGGTATTGGAGAAAATATGAAACCAATTAAACAATATTTATCGCAACACAAATCAACCTATGCCGCAGCCAAGTATCACCAGGTAGATGCAATCCAGCTTCACAGGCTAGAAGATGCAGGCGCGATAGTAGATGAAACTGGTCAGGTTTGGATTAAATCAAAGACCGTACTTAAACTAGAATAAAGGGCAGTAAATGGCTAAGGTAATTCAAGTATTGCAGGCGATGGATAAACAAGACCGCGACAATTATCAGCTAGGATTTAATGCTGATGTTAACACAAAGAATCCATATGATTGCGCGGTACACAT